GTAAGCCTGGACCCGGTTGCGCGTGATGGTCAGATGATTCGAGTTGACGTAGAACCCGGAGCCGTGAGACACATTGGCGGTGAGATAACCTCCGGTGTAAACCTCCGCCTGATTGTGAATGTAGTTGCCCTCGACCAGGACCTTCTCGCCGGTCGGTCCCGTGTCTTTGGTCCAGTCATGGGTCATCATGATCCCGGCGCAGTCCGTGATGCTGATGTCGTTGTTGGTGATCTCGACATTGTCGCCGCAGTAGTCGGTGCTAAAATAGATCCCGTAGGCCGCCTTCGTCATCGTGCAACTGTCGATCGTCACGTCCCACAGGCTGTTATTCATCGAAGACCGCCCGATCTTGATGCAGGAGTGCGGCCGATATTCCCCTCGCCAGCGAGGATCGCCCGGCGCCGGATTCATGACCCCCGTGATCGTGCACCCCCGGAATTTGAGGTGATTGCCGGCGCCGGCGTAGAGGAGCCAGTAGTTGGTTGGCACCGTTTCGCCCGTGTCCTCATAGGTGATCGTCAGATCGTTCCAGTCCAGGTACCAGGCGACGCCCCGCTCGATGTAGATCTTGCGCAGGAGGGGCGCCGGCGAGGCGTCGGGATCCGGCGAGATCGTCGTGTACTGGGTCCGGGTCGGATACCCGGCCGCCGTCAGCGTGATCGTCGGATAGGTGCCCGTCAGCAGCCAGATCTTCGCCCCGTCGGCCACGTGATAACAGGCGTAGGCGACGGTCGCATAGGCCTCTTCCTCGGTTTCCCCGCTATTGGCGTCGTTGCCATTGACCGGATCGACCCAGTAATCCGTCGCGCCCAGGCACGGCGCCATCCAGATCCACAGGAGCGATAGAAGTATGATGTTTGATATTTGATGTTTGATTGGTCCGTTCCTTCCCTGCTTCAATCCAAAATCACAAATCAAAAATCCACCATTCCCCCTCACTCGATCAGGTTGCCGTGCTCGTCCCTCGGCCAGACGTTGAGTTTCGCCCGGCCCCAGGGATTGATCATCGTCGGGAGTCGAGGCACCGGCTTGCCGTCCCGGGTCACCGGATAGCCTGCCTGCCGCGCCCGGTAGTTGACCTCGTCCCGGGCCTCGGCGGCCGTCACATCGTCCGGCACGAATTCCCCGTGCAGGTCCATCTTGCTGACGTCGGGAGCCACAGGTTGGCGATCGCGGATCACAGCAGCTCCTCCGGATTGATCCCCAGCAGATTGGCGATCGGCCGGAACATGCGGAGCTTCGGATAGACGCCCTGGGACTCCATGGTCTCCCACTCGATCGGTTTGATCTCCAGGGCGTCGGCGGCCTCTTCGACCGTCAGCCCCGCCTCGACCCGCAACTCCGCCAGGTGCTCTCCGAACGGCTTGAGCGGATCCTTGGCCATCGGACTACCTCCCGACCGGCTTACTGCCGCCGGGTTTGATCGCCTCTTTCGTGGCCGCCAACGTGGCGCCGCGCGTCTCGGCGTAACTCTTCGCCGCCGGAGCGACCGGTTCGGGGACCGCCGTATCCTGCAGGGTTATCGTCTTTTCGTCTGCCATGGTGTTCTCCTTCTCAAATCCGAGATCTCAGATCTCAAATCGCACTTTCAAAGCGAGGGCCCGTCCCAGGGCAGGCCCTCGCGGTTTGGATTTCGGTTCGCCCTCAATAGCTGAGGGTCAGCATGACATTGGGCTGGGCGCTCAGGGCCGCCGAGGTCTGATCGATGCAGAACCCGGCGATCTGATAGCCCGTCTCGATCGTCAGCGAGGTGCCGAAGTTGACCGACCCGTCGCCCACGAAGTAGGCCGTCCGGTCGTTGACCGTATTGCCGGGCGTCGCGTCGCCGCCGCCCGGGCAGATCCAGCACGGGCCGGCCGTCTGGCCCCAGTAGTTGTACCCCGTCGTGCAGCCCTTGATCGGGACGCAGACAAACGCGTTGTATTCCAGCGCGCCCTTGCTGGTGTAGCGATAGGCGTTGAGGCAGACCTCGACCCAGGACGACGCCGCGGTCATGACGTTGGCGCACGGCATGTCGAGCAGGACCCGGCAGGTGCCGCCGCCGCTGGGCACGGCCGTATTGGCCATGATCGTGCGGTTGTTGGCCAGGGATTCGGCCCCGTGGCCGAACACGATCTGTGCGCCGAGCAGCTCATTCTCGGCAATGATCCCGTCGCCAGCGTGGCCGTCGCCCGACGCGATCGTGATCAGGATCTCGCGGTCGCCGACGGCGGTCGCCGCCGGGATCGCGGCGCTGATATTCGAGGCGCCGATATTGGCCGCCCCGAACCCCGCCAGCAGAGTGCCGAGCGAGTGACAGTACTTGTAATACTTGCCGTCCCAGGTGATGAACCGCCGCCCGTAGGCGTGGCGCTGGGTCGTCGCCGGGGTGATCAGATCGTCCGGCTGCGAATAGGGCCCGATGATCGGGGCCAGGTTGAAAGCAGGAAGATTCATGTTCTGTCCTTTCCTTTCCTTCTCTTTTTCAGTTCCTATTGTTTTGCGTCTCAGTCCGACCGGCGAGTGACCCGCCCGGCTTAGGCTGATTTCTTCAAGAGGATCTCGATGACGGCCGGCCCTTCCTGCCGCGTCGCGCCCTTGCTGCTCTTGGTGTAGCAGTACCAGGACTTCTGTTTGCCCGTGTCCTGCCACATGTCCGCGTTGTTCTCCTCCCCGACGCCCAGGGCGATCGCCCCGGCGACGGCCGCGTAGGACCGGCAGCAGCCGGTGTCCGTGGCGTGGGTCTTGAGGCGCTCCGTCCAGATGAACTTGAAGCCCATGAACGTGTCGACGTCGCCGTGGGCCAGGGATTTGACCGTGTTGTAGTCGGCGCTCTTGACCTCCGTGGTCTGGAGGAGCTGCCACTTGTTGTAGGCGTTGGTGACGAAATACCGCTGGAGGCCCTCCGGCAGTTGCGCCTCGTCGAGCAGCTCGCCGCACAACCCCAGCTTGGCGATCGTCAGCGCCGTCTCGGTCGTGCCGGCGGCGTCGGACCCGGCCGTGGCCAGCGTCCCGTCGCCCTGGATGATCCGGCACTCGCCGGCGTCGTAGTTGTTGACCGTGGTGCCGCCGCTCTCGCCGGCGTAGGCGGCGCCGCCGAGCGCGTCGATGACCATGTCGTCCTCGCAGCGGTTCAGCGCCTGCGTCCCGAGCAGGACGTACTTGCCCTTGAAGTCGATAATGACCTTCGAGGTGTCCTGCTCATCGATGTAGTCGCCCCAGTGCTTGTCGACGATGGTCCCCTTGCGCCGCGAGTGGGTGACCGGGGTGAACGGGTTGTCGCCGTGGCGGCTCGTGCGGGTGACCGCCTCCGAGCCCTTGAGGCGCTCGCCGTAGAACGTCTTGCCGACGACCGACACGATCTCGCAGATCGGCCGCAGCAGCGCCCGCTGCTGTTCGCCGAGCATCCGCACGTTGCTGCGGTACTGCTCGACCATCGCCTCCGTGATCGTAAAACTCATGGGAAGCCCTTTCCATTGATCGTTGAAACTGGATGATGGGAAATGGGCTCCCCGATGCAGCCTGGGAACGCCCCAGGCCTCACGGACCCTACCGTGTGCGTTTACCCCCGCCGGGTGCGGACCGCAGTGCGCGGCTGCCCGCGTGATATTCCGCGCGTCGCCAGACCGGTTAGGGCTGCCTGGCGGCTCGCAGTTGCTCGCGGAGCTGCAGCACCTGCTGCGTCACCGCGTCATGTTTCGGATTGTTGGCGTTGCGGTAGGCGTCGGACGTCTCCAGGTCGGCGATCTGCCGCTCGATCGATCCGGTGTCGATCCCGCCGCTGCTATTGGCCCGCAGCCGGTCCGGGGAGACCGCCCCGCCGACTTTGGCCATGATCGATTGAAAGACCGGGTCCTGGAGCCAGCCCTGCGCCGTTGCATAGGCCAGTTCCTCCTGATCCGTGAACGCCGCGGCCGCCGTGTTGGACAACTGGACCATGAAGTCGGCCTTGGCCCCGTGCTTCGTGCGGAAGGCGGCCCGGCGTTCGTTCATCAGCTTGACGGCGTCGGCCTGGGCGCCCTTGATCCCGGCGACCTCGTGGGCGGCGATATCCTTCGAGAGGCCGACGAACTGCTCCTCCGTCAGGTGCCACTTGTGCGCCATGGCCCGCCAGGCCGCCGTCTCGGCCTTGCGAAACTCGATCTGCTGCGGGTCGGTCGCCAACTCCTTCGGCATGTCGTCGGGCAGCGCGACCTGAGGGTACTTGTCCGGTCCCTCCTTCGGCCAGCCGGCCAGGCCGAAGAACTCATCGACCTCCGCCTTATTCTGTGGGTCCGTCGGAATGACGGCGCGTTTCTTGCCGATGGCCCTTTCGGCATTGACCAGCATCGTCGCGAGTGTCGGCACGTCCTTGATTGTCGAGAGGGTCTTGTCGGTCCGAAGGTCCGCCGGGATCTTCTCGTGCTGCAGCCAGTTGGCCGAGAGCGTCCCGTCCGCCCCGGCCAGCGGACTGGCGGCTGGCGTCGGAGACGGCGTCGGTGTTGCAGACGGCGTCGGTGTCGGATTAGGTGTCACGGGGTCCATAAATCAAAAATCAAACCTCACAAATCAAAAATCCTCTTACCCCATCGCCGCCTGCGCCGCCTCGATCATGGCGTTGGTGATCGGCACCGGGTTGCCCTCGACGTCGGCGAAGCTGTAGATCGTGACATTGTCATCCTCGACCCGCGGATCCTGCGGCAGCTTCGCCAACGGCCGCAGGGCGTTGCGGCAGGCCGCCAGGGTCGTCTCGCCCTCGCAGCATTTGACCGCCGCCTCGATGTCCGCCGCCGTGATCACGACGGTCTTGGCCTTCCTGCCCGGGAACCGGGTGATCCGGTATTGCCCGGTGAACTGCGGCGACTCGCCGTCTTTTTCCTTGTCGTGCGCCCGGCGCTCCCCTCGCGGTGAGATCCGCGCCAGCGGCTCCAGTGCCTTGCGGCAGGCCTCGATCAGTTCTTTCTCCGCGGCCTTCTGCGCCGCCTTCTCGTCATTACTCATGGCTTGGGTCCTGTCCTGGGGTTGGCTGGCCCGCCTCCGCGATCTGCACGCGGATGTGCCGGACCACGTTCATGCACCCGCACCGAAAACTGGTACCGTGCGGATTCGTCGAATCGAACGGGATCTGGTCGAACTCGTCCTCGAGCGACTCGACGATGATCTTGCTGGCGTCGCTCTGGGAGAACTCCCAGTAAGCCTGTCGAATCATGGTCTGGCGAAGCTCCGGATCGTTGACGGGTAGAATCATGCGGCGGCTCCCATGATCGCATTGCCCACGCTGCCGGGCTCCGGCCGTTTCGTCAACTTGCCGGCGAGCTGCGCCTGCTGCATGGCCATCGCCGCCTGCATCTGCTGCGCCTGGTACTGCGCCCGGGCCTCGCGGAGCGCCCGGACCTCGTCCCTGGGTTTCAGCCAGCCCGCCGGCCAGGCCATCCGCTGGAGATACCCGCGGGCCATCTCGTCAAAGGAGAGATTGTCGAGCACCGACGGCTCCAATTCGGCCATCGGCGAGAGGAACAGCAGGGCATCCTGGAGCATCCCGAGCTCCGCGTACTCCATGGCCATGGCGAGCGTCGAGGTGTAGCGGATCTGCGAGAGGAGCAATTCCCCGAGCGGGATCCCCCGCAGCAGGGCCGGCGCCTCGCCGAGGATGGACAACAGGATCCGGATCATCGGGTCGAACAACTCGACCTTCATCCGTCCGAACGACGGCCCGAGCATGGAGAGTTTCTCGGCCAGGATCGACCGGACCTCCGTCGCCGTCCGCCGCTTGTCGTCGGACAGGATCAGGAACAGGTCGTTGTAGAAGACGCTCTTGATGATCGCCCGTTTGCTCTCCGCGTAGTCGACCCCGAAATCGACCCGGCCGCCCGTATTGAACGGCTCCGGCTTGACGAGCGGGTTGATCGGATTGACCCGGTACCACATGAGCTTGCCCGACTGGGCCTTGACGGTCCCGAAGAACGACCCGTCCGGCGCCAGGATGGGCGGATCGACGACTCGCTCGGCCCCGACGATCACCGTCCGCTCGATCTTGTTGACCATCTTCGTATCGGGCAGCGCGGTCATCCCCGGCCCGCGCCCGTGCTTTTCCCCGGAGGCCTTGGCGAACCGGCAGACGAGGTACCGCAACTGGGGCCAGCCGCTCTCGCGGAGGATCACCTTGTCCCGGACGGCGACCCAGACGCTGGCGATCGGCATATTGAGGACGTCCCGCTCGCCGGCGGTGAACTCGCTCCGCGGGATGGCCGCATGGAGGATCTCGAATTTCTTGTCCCGGCCCCGGCCCCCGTCCTCGGCCCAGGCCGCCGCGACGCTCTCGCCGACCTTGGCCGTGCCCGGACCGAACTCCTCGACGATCTGCCGCGCCGTCCAGGTGAACTTGCGCAGGACCATCTGGACCCGGCCGCCGCGGTTCTCGGCGAAGTTGACCTGCTCGAACGGGTAGGCCGTGAACTCGAACAGGCTGCGATCGCCCCGGGCGACCTCCAGCGTCCCGAGTCCCGCCGATCCGAGATCGAGGGCCAGCTCGTAGAACGCCTCGTCGAAATTCGACTGCTGCATCTCGTCCCGGAGCATCTCGGAGATCGCCAGCAGCGGCTTGAGGACATCCTGCTGCCCCTCCGCCGCCTCGACCGGCGGCATGAGGCAGAAGTTCATCCTCGCCGGATTCCACATGAAGTTGTACAGTCCCGTGGCGAACCGCTCGCAGGCCGTCTCGGCCGTCGAGTCGAACAGCTCGTGATGGAGGTCTTCGCCCTCGACCCGCGTCCGCGTCACCGTCGCCCGCCGCGGCAGACAATACTCCATGACCTGCTGGACGAGGCTCTTGACCGTCGAGCGGTCGGCGTCCCAGCCGTCCCAGAGCTGAATTAGATCAGTCGCCGAAGGTTTCATGGTTCATGTTTGATGGTTGATGGTTGATGGTTGATTTCTCCGACCTTCCTTCCTCAAATCAAAAATCAAAAATCAAAAATCATAAATCCCCTTAGATCCCCACCAGACTGGGCATCGCGAGGCGCGCCGTCGAGTCTGCGCGGCCGCCGGAGACGATCGTCGAGCTGCGCCCGCGCTCCGCGCCGAGCCGCCGCCGCAGCCGCATGTCACTGGCCAGGACCTCCGCATCGGTCGGACCCGGCAGATTGGGCAGACTCGCCGTCGCCGGCTTCATCGCCTTCATCGCGAAGCTCAGTCCCAGCCCGATCAAAGGAATCAGAAACGGCATGGCCGGGGCTCCCATGGTTGATGGTTGATGTTTGATTTCTGATTTATCATCGAGAATCATCGTAGGCCCAGCGAGCGGATTGTGCGGGAATTCGTGCTCCATCCGCCGTCCGGGCGCAGAGAAAAACCCCGGATATCAAGCCGATATCGGGGTTTGGGGGTCTTTCGAAAATCTTGCGGGCCTGTACTCCGTTGTATGACAGAGGCGCGGGCGGTCAGTCTGTTTCCCGGTCGTCGCCGAGGAGCAGGCCGCTATTGAGCAGCAGCACGACCGCGAGCTCGCCACGCCGCTGGACGCGGGCCTTGCGCTTGATCCGCCCGCAATAGGTGACGACCGTCCCGCGACCGATCTGCAATCGCCCGGCGATCTGCGTGAGCGAGTCGCCGAGGACCAGGCGGATCGCCACCTGGAGCTCCCGGTCGCTCAGGTGCAGCTCCTGCTGCAGGCCCAGCCAGAGCTTCGGCTCGCGCAGCCGCTCACGACTCATCGCCGCCGTCAGGCCCGCCGTACTCTTATGGTCAATCGCTTTCACAGAATCTTCCCCGGCGGTTCGACTGAACTCCCAAATAGCGGCATCTGGCCTGCTCTGGCTTCTTTGACGGAAACGCCGGTCTCGACGGCGCGTAGTCGCTCGCGGGCAATCTCACAATACTCAGGGTTGATGTCGATTCCGATGTAGTGACGGCCAAGCATCTTGGCGGCGACACAGGTCGTACCAGAGCCGCAGAAGGGGTCTGCTACAATGTCGCCCGGTAGAGTGTGAAGCGATATGAAATGGGCCACCAGCGCCAACGGCTTTTCGTTCGGGTGGATACGGTCCCCGACCGGCATGAATCGCACAATATTAGGTACTGCGATAGAATCATCAGCCCATGCCAATCGGCCACGCGAACGATGCGCCACAAGGACAAATTCATAGTTGCGTCTGTATCGCCAACCCAGCCCATTACCTCGCGCAGACTTGTCCCAAATAACGGCATGGAAGAAACTCAATCCCTCCTTATCCATGCGCAAGGCAAGTTGCCCGAAGGTGACACTCGGTCCCCCACCGCCCGCGCAGCAGCAGCAGCAGCAGTCGGGTGATAGAATGCGACCGGCGTGCGTCAACATGCCATCGACTACCTCACGCATCTTGTCCGGCTCATCATTAGCTATGGGTTCCACTGGTTTGACCCTTGCACCGGATACCCCATCACGGACACGGGCCGCCTGAAGGTCGTCCCTCATATTCCCGTGTCCGAAAGGCGGGTCGGTCCATATCATGCGAATCTGACCATCCGGCCAGTCCCGCATGACTTCGAGACAATCACCGCAGATGATTTGGCCCATCGGTAAACCGCTCATTCGAGAATCCTGCCCGGCGGCTCGACCTGCGTCGGCCGCGTCACGCCCGGCTCCTCGCGGCGCTCCAGCTCCAGGACGGCGAAGCTCAGCGCCGCGATCGCCGGATAGTCGCCCAGTCGCAGCTTGGCGAGGTCCTCATACTTCGGCGCCGCCATGAGCTCCCCGGCCAGCGGACTGCCGTCCGGGATCTCCAGGCGCTCCGTCTCGCGCAGGCGCGAGAGGATCGGGAACGCGTACCCGAACGGACCGGGCATGGCGCAGAGCAGACTGGCCTCCAGCCGAAACCCGTAGCGGAGGTATCCCGGCGCTGCGGCGAACTGCAGGGCGGCGACGTGCGAGCAGTCCGCCAGGACGCGCTCCGGCCGGTAGTACCACCACAGCGCCGCCGCCTGGTCGACGACCTGCCAGAGCCGCTCGTCCGAGACCGCATCGAGGACGGTCAGCAGGGGTAACCCCCCGATCCGCTCCATGAGGTGCTCCCCGACGACGACGACCCAGCCCGGCCGCAGCGCCGGCCACGCCGCCCCGAGGAAGATCCGCGAGTAGCGGTTATCCCGCTCGGCCGGAAAATGCTCTTTGGACCCGATATGTCCGATTTGTCCCATAGGTCCCATGCTGATCTCTGATCTATGATTTATGATTTTTGATTTTTGATTTGAGATTCTTCCGCTGACAACTTGGCAGTAGGGCTTCGCGAAGCAGCCAGCGCCGCAGTTTTAACTCGATCCGATGCGCCACCGCGCCCTCGCACCATCCGCCCACCGAATGCTCCTGGCCGCCAAGCGGCCCGATCATCAGGGCCAAGCGCCGCGCCCGTTGCCGACCGAGTGGTTTGGGTCCGTCGAAGGTGAAGAGCTGTCGAGCGATCGATTTCGCCAGTTTCGTGATCTTGTCCGGCCGTCGCGCCATCGTCCAATCCTTTCAAATCTCAGATTTCAAATCCCTTTTGTCCACTTCGTCCTCATAGGATGGCCCTCACGATTTTGACGGCCCAGCAGGCCAGCGATATCAGGCCAACTACCGCCAGCCAACAGACAGCGATGTCGAACCACGTCAAGTCTTCCGGAATATCATGCTTCTTCCAAGGTTCCATCCGTCTCCTATCGCTTGAAGTAGCTGTCGCCCTCGACGCTATACAGCACGTACCGCAGCGCGTCCGGGCAATGATCGTTCTGCTTCTCGGGCTCATCCCGCGGGTCCCGCGCCTCGGTCCCCTCCTTCCACCGGTAGGCGATCATCTCGCGGATCGTATTGGGGCAGGCCCGCGAGATCGTCAGGGACGGCTGGTTGTTGGCCTGCACCTTGAGCTTGGCCTGAACCAGCTCGATCCCGAGGCGGACGTCCTTCTTCGCCGGCAGACTCGGCACGCTCAGGTCCCGCAACTCGAAGACGTCCTGCGCATCATGGTCCGCCCAGGTCGCGACGTACCGCTCCTGGCCGCTGATCGTCCTGATCCGCTCCGCGTGCCAGGCCAGCCGCTCCCGCGCCTGGTAATGCTCCGCGTAGACGTGCCAGAGCCGGTCCGGCCCGTACCGCGCCAGCCACAGGCAGACGAACGGATTGTTGAATCCCAGATCGATCCCGCGAAAGCGCTCGGCGTCCTCCGGCAGTGTGAGCGGATCGACGACGTGGACCTCGCGGCGAAAGCCCTTGTAGACGGCGCCCAGGAACGCGGCGAACCGGCCGCGGATGCGGGTCTCCTGGACCTCCTGCGGCCAGCTCGCAATCAGGGCATCGATCTCCGCGTCCTCGATATACCCGCCTCGGCTGCGCCGGTTGTCGTTGAGGTCCGCGAAGAACACGGCGTCCCGGGGTCCCGGGTCCCGCGAGATCGCCTCGATCTCCGGCTGCGGCAGAATCGGCGTCATGGACCAGGCCATGAACCGCCGGCAGCCCGCGTCGCACGGGTCGTCGTACGGGTCCGCCAGCCGCATGATCAGCTCGCGGAGGATCTCGACGTGATCGTGCTCGCACTGCTCGTCCGCATAGATCGCATCGACCGCCCGGCCCTGGAACACGACCCGGCCCTGCTCGAAGGCCTTGAACTCGATCGTCGTCCCGTTGAGCAGGTGAATCGCCTCGGGAATGTCCCGCCCCTTATTGTGCCAGGCGATCGCCGCGATCTGGTTCTCCGGCAGATAGCCCTTGATCTTCTCGCGCCAGATGATCGCCCCGACCATGTCCCACGTCGGCGCGATGGCCCAGACGATCGCCCGCCGCGGCGTCTTGCGAACCGGATGGACCCCCAGGGCGAAACTGCACAAATCGAATCCGGTATTCGCCTCGCTCTTGCCCGACCGGTTGCCCCCGAAAAACCAGCGGAACTTCGCGAGCGAGCGGTGAAAGTCCGCCGCCGCCGGCAGCGCCCGGTACAGCAGAATCGCCTTGCCTATCGAGTTGATCTGACGATCACTAAGCATTTATGGTTTTTGATTTGTGATTTGTGATTTGTCCACTGGGTCCAGCGTGTCCACGCCGTCCACCGCCCCGCCGCCGGCCTTCTCTGAGATCTCCGATTTCAAATGCTCCGGCCACTCGTCGCTGACCAGCAGAACCGACAGATCGTCTTTCATGCTGGCGTCGGACCCCCTGTAAACGCCAATCGAGAACTCACTGATGTGATCGGGTCGCATCCTCCTGTACCGCCACCCGCCTCGCTTGAGACAAAACCGAACGAACGCCGCTCGTGGAATCCGAATTTGCCGCACCTCGCGCATGTCACTGCCCACCTTTCTCTGAGTTGTCCGATTTCAAATGCTCCGCCGGAATGCGTGACCAAAAATCGAACGTGCAACGACTGATCGTGATATACATCGCCTCCTTGTTGACCCTCAACGCCGGACTGTTCGGGTCCACCAGCAGGAAGATGCAGTCCTCGGCCGTTTGAAACGAAGCGTTCATCTCCAGCGGCGCCAGATAGACTTTGCCCGCGGCCACGATGCCCTCGATCTTTTGCTGCGCCTCCCACCGTCCCGTTATTCTCCCGAGCTGGTACTGCCCGGCGTTGATCCCGTGGTGAACCAGGTAGACCAGGCCAATGACGATCATGACTCGCCAGTCAATGCGGTGCCTCATCCTGCCCGCCTTTCTCTGAGATCTCCGATTTCAAATTCTCCGCCGCCGGCAGGGCCATCATCCCATCCGCAAATCGACAAACCTCCTCGCCGAAAGTCTTCAAGTCTTTCGCCGTCATCGGCAATCGAACGCCGCCGAGGATCCTCACGACGATTTCGCAGACACCGTCCTGGGGCTTCGGCACGCCAAATCCGATGATCGTCAGCCTTTGCTCCTCGTCCCAAAGCATCACTCCGGTCCGATCGCCATAGATGATCATGTCACTGCCCACCTTTCTCTGAGATCTCAGATTTCAAATGCTCCGGCGCCGGCAGGGCCTTGGCCTCGACGACCCGGCTCTCCACGTGCTTGCGAACTCCTCGCCCAAAATCAAACATGCCCCGAGTCGACGGATCGAGATCAGCGATCGCAGCCATCTGCTCGTCAGTCCGTGCCCACGCTGCCGGAACAGTGAGGACGTAATAGTCCCCGATGCGAATTGTCACGACGTCTTGCTTCATGTCTGGGTCCGTTTCTTGATCGCCTCGCGGATCTCCTCGCACTCTTCTTCGCTCAGCGCCTCGGGATTCTCGACGACGACGTGCTCGGTCGGCTTGCCCTCGTCCCGGTTCCACGCCTCGCGGGTCGCCAGGAACGCCGTCCCGCCGAGCCCCTTCTTGAGGAGCTGCTCGACCTGCTTGATCGCCGTCCGCTGCGCGTAGGTCAGGTCCGTCCGTTTCTTCTCCAGCGCCAGGCGCGCCGGCGTGAACCCCAGATACTGGCAGAACCAGGTCCACAAATGGGTCCGCCCCTTGACCGATCCCGCCGGATTGCCGGACTGGCCCGGCCGGAACTGATGCTCCACGGGCGGCTTGCCGTAGCCGACGCCTTCCGATGTTTGATGTTTGATGTTTGATGTTTGATGTGGACCTGCTCTGGACGGGCCTTTTCGAGCCCCGGAAGGCCGTTTTCGACCCTTTCCCTGCGTTGCAGGGAATCTTTTTAAGCCCTTATGCAACCTCGACTTACGTTGATTCATCCCCCGCCGAACCGCCCGTTTGACAGGTTGTTTTTTGACCCGCCGGACGGCCCGTTTCACTTTCGATTTCGACCCTTTGTTGGATGGTTTTTTACTCATATCCGGCCCCTATTTCCCCCGCATCGCCTCCAGAATTCCCGGCACGATCTTGGCCCGGGCGAGTGCCCCGAGATTGCGAATGTGACGCGCCCGGCGCTTCTTGCCGACGTCCACAGCGCAGCGGTCTTCGAAGGCCTGATGCCTCGCCGCGTCGATCGCGGCCCGCACGGACTCGAACCAGTAATGGACCCAGACCCCGACGTCGGATTTCTCCCCATCGTGCGCCGCCATCAAATCCGCCGGCGGCTGGTGACCGTGGATCGCCTCGTACATCCGCCGCCCAAACGACACGGCCCGCGGATCGTGCCAGGCGAGCAACCCTCCGAGCCGGACCGGATCCCGTTCAACTGACGGGGGCCGCGCAAGGCCCCTGGCGTGCCCTGTGGCGCGTCGAGGACCCGTTGCGGCCCCGAGGTCAGATTTGGGCAGGTTCCCAGGCTCTTGGCCCTGCTGTGCCTTGGCGTTGGTCTGCTGTGCTTGGCTTGGCTTGCTTGCTTGGCTTGCTTGTCCTTGGCTTGCTTGTCCTTGGCTTGCTTGTCCTTGGCTTGGCTTCGCCCCTAATCTGCTAATCTGGGTTGCGCGCGCGGAAGGAGGATCTGAAATCTGCTTGCCCTTGTCTTGCTTGCTTGTCTTGTCTTGCTCTGCTTGCCCTCTCTCCTCTCCCCCAGACTCCCCCCGACCCCCCTCGACCCCCTCCCCTCTCTCCCGGACCCGCAGCGGCCGCCAGGCCCGCGCTGCCGCCGCCTCGTCCCGGGTCAGGTAGCACGCCAGTCCGGCGCCGATCATCCACTCCAGCCGGACCGTGAACGTCGCCGGCTCCAGGCCCCACTCGTAACAGAGGCGCACCGGATCGCCCCAGACGATGCCCCAGTCATCCTCCCGGGCCGCCCGCATCCAGACGGTCAGGGCGAAGACCCGCTGATCGTTCGTCGCCGCCCGCCAGAACCCCTTCTCGATCAGGTCCAGGCAC